TACTTTAACTCTGACCAGGAATAATTAGCTGCCCCTCCTATAATTAGATCTTTCATAGTAAACCTTATATAAAAGTCTAGTTTACTTTGGTTGGTATATTATGAGCAATTTAAATCGATAAATTTATTAGCACCCATCATGCACATTAATTCTATAACTTTTCTACCACCCGGACTGGCTACAATATCGCCTAGGGTTTTAGCAGTTTTAGAATCATCTCTAACTTTGGCCAGTAGTGGTAGTTTGTTTTTTATCAGTTCAAAATCTTCTTGTGGCCATTTTGGATTATCAAAGTATGCTAATGCCTTGAACCAACGCATGATCAAGTCCGGGTGCTTGTCAATTCTACTGTATGATGCACGAGTAAATCTAATCACACCGTCTTTGATATCCTTTATACCGTCGGCATAATCGTGTATCTTGCCATCCATGTCTAGGCTCATGGTATTGATGGTAAGATCTCTACCGAGTGCATCTTCTTCCCAATCATTCCCGCGAGTAATAGCCATCCTCCCTGCATCATCTACGTCTATCTTGTATGCTATACTGCTAACGTCTACTTTTTCTTTACCAAACACAGCCTTTACTGTACCGTGTTCAATACCACCTGCATCATATTCAATACCTTCCAAATCAAAAATCAGTATTAATTCTGCAGGATCTGCATCGGTAACAAAATCCACGTCGCGCGGTACTTTGCCTAATATAAAGTCTCTGACAGCACCGCCGACTACACGTAGATCGAAACCATACTTTCGTATAGCATTCACAACTGATTGTATCCCAGGTGAAAAAACTCGTTCAAATTCTTTGATATCAATTGTCTGTATGATTTCGTCTTCGAATATGTTCATGAGATATTTATAAACTCACTCGCCAAGTTCCGGGTGTATACATTTGTTCTACGTATAAGCTCCATTCACCGTTTGCCCAAGTATAAATTTTACCACTAAACAAGTTTGTAACAAATTGTGTGGTATTGATGCTGTTATTAGCAGAAAATACAACTATCCAGCCGGAACCTGTGAATTCGATTACGTCGTTTATTTCTGCAGATACGTTACCCCAGATTGAGCTTGATTCACTAGGTTTATTTAATAACAAGTATCTCTGTCCTAATGCTGATGCAGGTAATCCTTGATTTGGTCCCTTAGCTTGTGGGTCAATGATAGCATTAATAGGTGATAAAGTCATGGAAGGTAAACTTTGTGTATCTATTTTCCAAACGACCCTATTTTGATCTATTGGATGTTGACTAAGCCACCCAACAAGATCTTTTGAATTATCTTCGATATCGGATGATTTTATTATTCTCAGTTGGCTCGCATTAGTACCATATACCGAGTAATCATTAAACTTACCGTACGGCTCAAATAATCTCCACCATGCTAAATTACCGCCCGGATATGTAGTAGATTCTAGACCAAGTCCTGCTAGTGGCGTTCCGGCCCCATCTACAAATATGTTATCTCCTCCGGAATTATTAACAAATCTGAGAGAATTGCTATTATACAATTGAATACTATAAGAAGTGTTTGCTAGTAATGTATGCATATTATCGACAAACGTTGATAAATTGCTAGTTGTAACATTTATGTTGATATTGTTATATAAGAATGTAGTACCAGGAACAAGTGTTGGATTAACTGTAGTACTAGTTACAGTTGGTAAACTATCAAGATCTCGCTGATCTCCACTTCTGCTTAATAATCTGATATCATATGTAGAATTTCCGGTGTAATCTAAACTAACACTAAAATCACCAAAAGTTGTTATGCTTCTAGAAAGGAACTCATACTCGTTCCATTCCCAGTCATTTTCATCTTTAGTTCCTTCTATAATATTGGCTACGATTTCATCTATTATATTTTGTCTTTTAACTTTAGCAGGAGGATTAATCCAAATTGGAACTTTGAACATCAATGTTAATACATCTATCGGATTATCAGTTCCTACAGGAATGCTTCTACTAGTCCATGTAATACTATCTTGCATTTCTATATATGATAAGAACGTCCAATCTAACGGATTTGTACTGGTTTGAAAGTCAATGGATGGATTATATAACATAAAGATTTGTTCTATCAACTGTTCTTTCTGGTCAGTGTTACTAGTCCAAATGTCTACTTGCATTGTGAGAGTATATGGGATAGGCATATAACGTTCTACGGTATAACGATTACCAATATCTGATGTATATGCTTGATTTTCACTATCATATAGTCGTTCATTTACTTGAACTTTTTCAACTAATGTCGGGTCTTGTCGACGGTCAGATGACATAGAAATTCCATTCACTATACAAGATATAAATGGAGTGGTTAGTAAAGTATTCTGACTATTACCTTGTACTACAGACTGTGCTATACGGGACGGATCACCATATCTGCATGGTACACGCTGTAATGTTGGACTTGCACCAGTTCCTACATTAACATAAAAGTTACTGAAAGCTCTAATAAATTGTAATCTGTATTGTCTTAATTGACTAGCATAAAAATAATTCATGATGTTTGCTCTTGTTTCAATATTTATAGCCTATAAATATCATCATGAGCACAAGTTACATTTATGTTATCGGAACAGATGAACCACCGTTTAAAGTTGGCATCAGTAAAAACCCAAAGTCGCGTCTAAAAAGTTTACAAACAGGCTTCCCCCATAAACTTAAAATACACGTTATGAAGCCAACTGAGGCTGTTAAAACAAAAATGCTAGAAACTATAATACATCGTAATATTGATCGCTATAAGACACACGGTGAATGGTTTAATTTGGATTTAGAAACGATTTTACTAGAAATAGACTATGCTCTTATACGGTATGAGGACGACCCAATGTTAAATTTTCTAGCAAAAGATCAAGTGTTGTTTACTAGATTTAGATAATATCTGGATCAATTTTTGGTTTTATTGCTTTACGTAGATTTTGTTGCTCACCGATGGTTGTTTTATCATCAAGTGTTGTAATATTGGTATTGTTGATAAATGTTTCAAGCACACGATTAGCAGGTGACCAACTTGCTCTATAATTGATTTCAGTTCTCACCCACTTGTTTGCTTCTCTTTTAAACAATAGATTTGGACTGTAGTCTGTTCTTAAGAACCAATCCCCTATTTCTGGATTGATAGGAAAAGTAATACCATTTGCAACTGGCTTGCTTTGATTTGGAGGAATACCATCACCTGCCCAAATGGTTACAGGTTTATCTAAGTCCCCTTGTAGTACATAATAGTGTGCGCCCTGTAAGTTTCTAAACGGAACTTCTGCTTCTGCTTCTGTTAATATAGCATCATTGAGTGCAATTTCAGCATTATAAGTGCTTAGTATATCAGTCAATGATAGATTAGTGCCACTTCCGTCTGGATTTGGTATAGGATCGCCACTGGCGTCAGTAGCAGGCTTGCTGAGGATATCTTTAAACTCTTGTGCATCTGTAAGAGGTGAACATTTGACACGCCACATATGGGGCCACCAAGTTGGACTATATCCTTCTGCTGGACGAGTACCCTCATCTACTACATAAAATTTACTGATAGCATAAGGTAATCCGGTGACTTGATCATCGCGTTGGTGTAGCAATTCTATAACATCGCCGCTGTTGATACGTCTACCTAATGCTTCTACCATTTGATTCAAATGAAATGTGATAAAGATAGTATCGTTAGATAAAAATAAACCAAATTGTCTTAGATCAAATTCAGTGTCACTTACTTGATAATGACCTTTAAGGCTATAAACATCGAGGTCATATTTACGATCCCTGATTTCCATATTAAGCGGATCCTGAATAGTAAGATCAGTAGTACCGTCTACACCTACATTTACGCCGCCTGCTATAACATTACCAGCATTTGCAGGACCCAAGTACATGTGAATCCAAAACTCAGTACCACCTACACGATACTGCTCTCCAACAATTCTATCGATGAGTTTGTAATCGTTAGTCTTAACATTGGGACCCTTCCAAAGTGTTAACGGTGGCATACTAAGTTACTCCATAATTTGTATTATTTATAGATAAAATTTTGGTTGACAACGAGTATAGGTATGCTACTATGCATATGTTAGCTGTTTGACATGGAGAATTGCATGATCAATGACATACATGATGTTAATACAGTTGTATACAATCAACGACGTTTACAATCACTGAGCAAAGCTACTAGAATTGACTTTTATGCTAACGCTATTGCCGATAACAATGCACGTAGCTTGTTTGTAAACGGTAATCGTCCAAATGTAAACGACGTTCCGAAAGAAAATTTTGAAGAGCTTGTTAGCTATGATAGCGTAAACACCCAAGCATACCCTGTATTAGTATACCTAAACGGTACACAAATGGTTGGATGGTATGACATTGAAAACATGTACGGCTACATTACAAAACACCACAAGTAAACATATGTAAACATAGCGGAAACGGTTGACAAAACTGCCGTTTCCGCTATACTCATATGTATAAAGGAGACTGTTCATGGCTACTGTATTGGCTAAATCTACTAAAGATTACGGAGTTGATTTCTCCGAAATTTCAGCATCCAACGAACGTCATATTCGCAATTGGCAGTGGGGCATGGATACTGCTAGACTTGATATTGATAATGCTACACTAAAACGTGAGTTTCTAGTTTGGGCAGAAGTTAATGAACTTGAAGGTGTTGAACACTTTGCAGCTCTTCCAGAACATCGATTTTTAACCATTGGGCGTATGGCATGGTTAATGAATAACGGTGCTGAGATTCCAGAAAACAGTGCTGCTTTTCTATACAAGCAAATCGAACAGCTAAAAACTCTAGCACCAGAAGCGGTCGAAGCCAAAGAAGATGACGGAAACATACCGCTAACAAATGATGCTCGCAAGATCATACAGTATGTAAACTTGTACAGCTATATTGATGCTGTTGTTGTTAAACATGTCGACGAGTTAGATCAAATTGAAGAGTTAGTACACACCCGCATCAAAGACTTTGCACCACCAATGGCTCAGTTGCGCAAATTGTTTGCACACTACAAAGAGAACCTGGATGATGCACTAAACGAGCGCGAAAATGAGTTAGTATTGGCTACTATTGAACCATTAGCTACAGTTGTTAATGTACTAGCTGCTTGTACTGGTAATGCCAAAGCCATTGCTGCTGTAAAGAAGAAAGTTGGTAATCGAGCTGCAAAAGCTGCTAGCAAAGCGTCTGTTAAGATTGTAGATGCAGATACTAATATTGTTGGATTAAGTCCAGTATTGCTGGTTGGTAATAATGCAGCCCTTGTGTATAATACCAAAAATCGCAAAGCCATGCTGTATGTAGCCAAAGATGGTGAGACGTTAAGTGTTAAAGGCACCTACATCACTGGATATGATGAGCAAGCAAGTTTTGGTAAAACACTACGTAAACCAAAAGAGCAGTTTACTAAGATACTTGCCGGTGTTGTCAATGTTAAGAGACTTACACAAGTACTCGGCGATTATATAGCCGGTAAGCGACACGACTTAAACGGTAAGTTGAATAAAGAAACACTGATTATCAAAGTGTTCAAGTAAACCCATCAAGTCATTGGTAAATACTAAAAAAGGTATTTGCCAATGACACCGTTACGACAGAAAATAATAGATGAAGTCCGCCTGATGATGGGCGGCGGTATGGTTGATATCGAACTAGATCCAGAACATTATCAAAATGCTCTGAACTTATCATTTGATAGATACAGACAGCGTAGTGGTGCTAGTAGTGAAGAAGCTTATATGTTTCTTAATCTAATATATGAGCAAACTGATTATACTCTGCCAGACGAAGTTGTTAGTGTTAGACAGATATTCCGTAGAGGTCTTGGTGAGACCACAGGTGGTACACAGTTAGATCCATTCTCATTAGCATACACTAACTTGTATCTATTACAAGCAGGTGCAGGTGGCGGATATACCGCAGGATTGCTGACTTTTGAGTTGTTTTATCAATACCTTAAGCAAGCTGGTCGTATGTTTGGTCGTGATATTAATTATACGTTTGATCCAGTAACACATAAACTCAGTATCATACGCAAGCCAACCGGCGACGAAGCTATACTATTATGGGTGTACAAGTATAAATCAGATGATCATATACTATCAGATCCATTTTCTCGTCCTTGGATAAGAGATTACACATTAGCATGGTGTAAAATGCAGCTTGGTGAGGCCTATAGTAAATTTAATACCGTAATCGGTCCACAAGGTGGAACAACCCTCAAGGGTGACGCTCTTAAGAACGAAGCTAAAGAGATTATGGATCGATTAGAGAAAGAAATAGACCTTTATATTGATTCGGCGATGCCACTTGGAATTATTATTGGTTGATTTTATAATATAGACATGTTAAGTCATAAATTAGTAGATTTTTGTGTAGAACTGTCAAAAAAGGAAAGATTACATTGGACAAATCTTCTTAAAAGCCAGTTTGCCAATGAAATAGAGGAAATTAAATCTAATATTGGTGCAAACAGCCCGAGACAGCTCATTTATCACATAATTAATAATTTGTATGAAATACCCACATGCAAATGTGGAAACCGTGTAAAATGGGACAAAACTAGACTGCGTTATTCATCTTATTGTTCTATAAAATGTGCAGCAATATATACGCAATCTCAAAGAATCGCTACAAATTTAAATAAATATGGTTGTGAGAATTATGCGCAAAGTGAGGAATTTATAAAAAAATCTAAAAGTACTTTTATAAAAAAATATGGAGTAGACAATCCCAGTAAATCAGTAGAAATTCAATTAAAAAAATTAGATACCAATAGAAAAAAATACGGTGTTGACAACCATAGTCAAATTCATTTAAGTCAAAATACACAAGAAATCATAACAGACAAAGAAAAATTTATTAATTTTGCAAAAGGGAAAA